GCTTGCCCTTGCGTTAGCACTTAAGACCAATGTTCCAACGCTCTATATATCAGCCGACACAAACGCTCACACAATGGCTATGCGCTTGGCTTCTATGATATCTGGTAAGTCTCAGAGCGATGTAGAGCAAAAACTTAATACTGATATTGGTTGGACTAAGGCTGTCTTGCAAAAGGGTAGCCACATCGTGTGGTCGTTTGAATCATCACCCACACTAGAAGATATATCAGAAGAAGTATTAGCATTTGAAGAAGTCTGGGGCTGTGCCCCGTCGATGATCATTCTTGATAACCTTATGGACGTAGCCACAGATGGTGGCGAAGAGTTCGCGTCAATGCGAGCCATCATGAAGGAGTTAAAGTATCTTGCCCGTGCCACTAACGCTGCGATTGTTGTATTACACCACACTTCTGAGGCTATTGCAGGCACTCCCTGCCAGCCTAGGTCCGCTATCCAGGGTAAAGTTTCTCAACTCCCTGCTCTTATCTGCACACTCGGAACGGTTGGCACTTCAATGGGTGTTGCGTCAGTTAAAAACCGATACGGTAGAGCAGACGCAGGTGGAACGCTGATGACTTGGTTAGCATTTAATCCTGAGTATATGTATATCGAAGATATTCCAGAGAACTCATAATGATAACATCATACGCACTTACTTCACAAGAAGAAGCCACCGCCGTTGAGGTAGGATACCAACGTCAAAAGCCTTACTTCGGAGACCCTACAAAGAACATTAACTACTCAGAGGGCGATCTTTGGGAACTATGGCAACATGCTGTTGCTGCTGGTAGCGAGTTAGCATTTGCTCGTATGGTTGGTAAGACAGACTTTGTTCCCCACTTTAACAAGTGGAAGAATGAACTAGATATCCCTGGACTTGGGGAAGTTCGCTACTCGTTCAATGAGCAACCTAAGTTAAGATACACTAACCGCGATGATGACACACTTGTATACATTTTGATGGCAGATGGTATGCGCCATAAGACTAGACGTGTAGGACCTGATTGGCTAGGAGTCCCTTACAGAGCCCTAGGTTGGGCTTATGGGAGCCAATGTAAGAAGGAAGCGTTTAGATACAACGAGAAGTCTTGGTATGTCCCTGTGTCGCACCTACAACCTATGCACCTACTACCACTATGACAACCAGAAAATCGCATAAAGCGAGAGGGGCAACTTTTGAAACTGATATACGTGATTGGTTCCGTAGTCGGGGTTACGATGCTGAGCGTCTTGCTCGGGCTGGTGCAAAAGACGAAGGGGATGTGGCGGTCAGAGCCGACTTCTTTGGAAGTATCGGCATACTTGAATGCAAAGCCCCAGGCGCGGGCAACGCTATTTCACTCAGCGGTTGGACAAAAGAGGCTCAAACAGAAGCGACGCATTATGCGGAAGCAAGACAGATTGACCGCAAAGAAGTTCTTCCAGCAATAGTAATTAAGGCAAGAGGCAAATCCATTGACGATGCGTATCTAGTATTGAGGTTAGGCGATGTATTCTGATAATGATTTACCAGACATAGTAATGGTGCTAGAGCACTACGGCGCGGTAGTTCGCAGAACAACAGGGCAAGTTAATATTAAGTGCCCGTTCCACGATGACTCCCATGCTAGTGCTAGTTTCAATACAAGAGAAAATATATTTAATTGTTTTGCGTGTGGTATGCAAGGCAACAGTTTGCAAATTATAGCCAAACAGGAAAGGGTTGATATACGTGAAGCAAAATCTTTCGCAGAGGGAATTACTGGCCAAAGCAACACTCAAATACGCAGCAAATATTCATCTGGCCGAAGACTACCTAGCAAGTCGGGGAATAACAAGGGAAGTGGCTCGGGTGGCACGATTAGGCGTAGTCTTGGAGCCTGAAGTTGGACACGAAGCATTCCAAGGAAGATTATCCATACCGTATATTACCAAGACTGGTGTTGTCGACTTGCGTTTTCGCAGTCTTAATCCTGCTGTTGAACCGAAATATATGGGCATGACTGGTGTTGAAACCAGAATGTATAATGTAATCGATACTGAGCGAGCAGGCGATTGGATTGGTGTGTGTGAAGGCGAACTGGATACTATCACTCTTAGTCATTGTATTGGCATTCCTTGCATCGGTGTTCCTGGTGCTAACAGTTGGAAAAAACATTACAATAGAATTCTTGCAGATTTTGAACGAATATTTGTTTTTTCTGACGGAGACCAACCAGGCAAAGAGTTTGCCACTAGCCTTGCCAGAGAGTTACCAGTTACGATTGTAACAATGCCTGATGGTGAGGATGTCAATAGTTGCTACGTAAAATATGGAGCAGATTATATCAGAGAAAGAGCAGGACTAAATGAATAAGATTCCACCTTGTCCTGTTTGCGGTGAAGAGTTTGAAAACATCTTCGATGCAACAGATCATTTACTAGAAGAGAATGACTCAGAGTTCGACCCTAAGTTAATACTACCAAATGGGTATTCGCTTATGATTGGTTCTTTACTACGTTGCATTTATGGTGTAGCAGGTGATGAGAAGCAGGTAAAGGATATATGTGAAACTACATACGCAACATTGTATGCAGCAGAAACTAATCCAGGAGCAATGAAAGATATTATTCAAGACATAGTAGTAGATCAAAATATGGCTAACATCGACGAGGAATTAAAGCAGTTAATAGATGAAACAAAGAATGGAGAATGAGGAAATATGGCAGATTATAGAACATCTAAGGAACCAAGGTATCCAAGTGAAACAATATCAAGTGGAAAACAAATCTTTGATCATAACCCTAGACGTGCCGTTATTAAGCCTAAACCAATAGAGGATGAGAAGTATGCTGAAGCAAGGAAGAAAAATGCTGAGAGCAAATTCGTAAGTGATGTAACTTTAATTTACACCGAGTTGGAAGATTTACTTCTATCCAAGCATAAAGATTACGGCCCAAGCAACATCTCAAACGCACCTGGGGGTGCACTTAACGGCCTCCGAGTAAGAATGCACGATAAGTTGGCTCGTATAAATAACTTGGTAGATGAGAATAAAAATCCAGAGCACGAAAGTTTAGAAGATTCATTTAAGGATATGGCTAACTACGCAATCATCGGATTGCTAGTCTTGAGAGGAAAGTGGGATAAATGAAAATCTTTGGACCTTATAAAGGTAGTAAACAAAATGGTGGCAGGCCTATCTATGTCATCAAACGCAAGAAGAAAGATGGCACTACTGAAACCACATCTACCAACAAGGCACGTCTTGATTACAAGAAGGCTACTGGTAAGAAGTTAAAGCGTGACCAAGAAGTGGACCATAAAGATAATGGTGGTCGTAAGGGTAGCGATAGAATATCTAACTTAAGAATCCTATCTAAAAAGAAAAACGTAGGCTTAGAGAACAAGAGACGAGCAAAGTAATGAAAACTATTGTTTGCATTTCCGATTTGCAAGTGCCTTATCATGATGTAGAAGCAACCAAGGCTGTCGCTAGATTCATTAAGGCATACCAACCTGATACTGTCGTATCTTGTGGTGATGAAATGGATATGCAGACAATCTCGAAATGGAGTAAGGGAACTGAACTAGAGTTTGAACGCTCCATTGGTCGTGATAGAGACCTTACTCGTCAAGTTCTATATGACTTAACCGTTGAGCACATGGTGCGTAGTAATCATACTGATAGATTATTCAACACTGTCGCTATGAGAGCACCAGGATTGCTTGGTCTACCTGAATTGCAATTAGAAAACTTCTTGGGCTTAAAGGAACTTGAGATACAATACCACGCTGACCCTTACGAATTGGCTCCAGGTTGGCTTCTAATGCACGGAGATGAAGGCAACGTTCAACCTACTGCGGGAGCAACTGCACTAGGCTTAGCAAAGCGTTCAGGTATGTCAGTAGTGTGTGGACACACGCACCGTATGGGACTGACACATCAGACTCAAACATATCGTGGTGGCAAGCCACGCACAGTGTGGGGTATGGAACTCGGGAACCTAATGGATTACCGTAATGCAAAATATATTAAGGCTGGCTTGTTCACTTGGCAACAAGGCTTTGGTATCTTAAAGGTTGATGGTAAGACAGTTATACCTCAGTTAGTTCCGATTGTAAATAATTCATTCACCGTTGACGGTAAGACTTGGAAGTGGTAGTAAAGGAAATGATTGACTGGAATCGTATAGAGCCTTGGGATTATGTAGTCGTTGGTGTGGCAGCCGAATACCATAAGAAGTATGACATGGTTGAACTCGAAGACATTAAGCAATCATTGTATCAGTGGTTTGCTGAACATCCTAACAAGTTAGATACTTGGGAAGCAATCGGTATGAAGGATGCTAAAAACCTTATATATCGCTCACTTCGTAACCAGGCCTTGGATTACTGCCAGCGGTGGAAGGCCAAGTCAATAGGCTACGAGGTGTCAGATAACTACTACTATGATACAGAGTTAGTCGAAGCAATCTTGCCTTCAGTATTGCGTGGAGAGATTGGTGTAACCCATCAACTTAATCTCGGCGGTCCGTCTCGTCCATCCGCGCCTGCTGAAGGTGGTAACATCACAGTTATCATGATCGAAGTTGATTATGGTTATTGGAAATTAAATAAAGAAGATAGACGTATCCTATTCCTTAAGTATGCTGAGGCTATGCCATTTGCTGAGATAGCCAAGGAGTTGGATATACCTAGTGAAGATGCCGCTAGAATGCGTTGTAACCGAGCCATTCGTAGATTGCTAAATCATATAGGTGGATACAAGCCTTATCGTGATGAGGACACAGTTGGCCAAGAAGAAGCAACCGAAGAAGTCACAATAGTTGAACTAGAATAATCCTACACAAACTAAAAATGGCCAGCCAGCGTTATGCTGGCCAGCCCCTGTATGAATTTCATACACTTATTCTTGCAGTTCCTCTAAGTTCTTACTGATAGTATCTAGTGATTGATTTATTTCAGCGATTAGTTTTGATCGTAGT